ATGTAGCTTAGAATCGCTTACAGCACTTGGTATTTGTAATAAACTTGGTATCATAATATATAATTGTTTATATCGGATTCTACATTGTATTCTTCTACTAAACCTAAATAGCTTAATCTATTGTAATAATTCATATATAGTTCGTGGTTGTTGTAGCCTGTTAGTTTCTCTAATTCTAAGTCAGTAAGAGCTTCTTTAAATACTGCTACCATTTTAGCATTTCCGTAGAAAGGAGTATTATTACTTGTGCCTCTTGCAAAAGAAACATTATTAAATGTTCCTGCAGAATTAACACTTCCACTTGTTGATGCTCCTACTTGCACTCCATTTATATAAATACTAAAATCATTAGCTTTCCACTTAACAGCTATTTTGTTAAATTCTAATAAGTTAGAAACACTTGTTAATATTTGCACTCCTGAGTTGCTCACATAATATCTGTATGCTATTTCGTTGTCTACATCAGAGCATAAGATAGCTGCATAATTTGTTGTACCACCATCTGAAACTGATATATAATTAAATGTATTGTCATTTTGACCTTTAAACTCTACATAAAGCACTCCCTCTGTAGAGTTAATTAAGTCGCTGTTTCCTGCATTGTTTGCTGCATCTGCACTACGAGTAACTGCACTTCCTGAGGTGTGTATTAGAGATGTTGCATAGCTTCCCTCCTCTATTTGTGTTCCCCATATATAAGTTTGACTTCCTACAGTTGATGTCGTGTTATTATTTCCGTCTGAATTGTTTATATATAAATAATTAGTGCTTGTACCAAATGTTATTTTAGCAGAACACCTGTACCATCCGTTGCCATAATTTTCTATTTTTGCATTTGACCAAGCTGCTCCATTAGTTCCAATAGTTCCATTACTAATATTAAACCATAAACCATTAATACCATTAACACTACCTATATTATAGAAAAATATATAATCATTGGTTATTCTTTTTGCAAAACAAGACATTGTTAACGTTTTACTATCCCAAGCTGTTGACTCACTTCTTGTTAAACTTCTAAAAGTTGATGTATTAGTTGAGTTTAATTTGTTAGCAAAAGTGTTTCCTGTGGGATTTACTGCTGTATTGTCTGCAATCAAACTTGAACCTTGTAAAGTCCAATACCCACTTAGAGTTTCTGAATATGTAACTAAATTTGTTCTGCTTGGCTCAAGCAAGATACTCGGCTCTCCGTTTGTGTAATCTATTCTTGGTATGTCTAATCTGTCTGTTGTTTGTAGATAGTTTTTTGGTTGGTCGCCTTTTACTAATTGCGCATATTGAAATATAACACTACCACTTGATTGAGTTACATTGCCATCTGCTGTTGATGGATATAAATAAATATAAGTTACAGGGCTTGTTGTAGTAAATGTAGCAACTATTTTAAAGAAACCATTACCAGCATTTGTTATTGTTATGCTATCAAAAGAACCTGTAGTTGTGCCTTGTGTTCCGTTAGCTAAATCAACCCAAAAATTACGAGAAACCCCTCCAAATAATATTCTTGTAAAATTTAATGTGTCTTTTTTTGCGTAAATAGAAAAAGTTTGTTGACCTGAAAGATTTAATCCTGTTTTTCTGATAGTTTGAAAACCTCCTGCACTTGTAATAGAAACTCTGTAAGCATTATTGCTATTATCAAAGCTATCTTCTATTTGTACAGTAGAGGTGTCTGCCTGTGTCCAAAATGTAAAATCTGTACTGTAAGTAAGTAAATTATAAGGCACATCTTCTATAAGATAATCTTCGTTTACTCTTGTTCCTGTTGAGTTTCTGTCAAAGTCAAAGTCGGCATCTGTTAGTTCTTTTATACTGATGTCATAAATAACCCAACTATAATCCCCACTCGATGTATGTCTGTCGTTCCGTATAATGTTAGAATTTGAGTTCGCAGTCCAAATAATATCCACATTCTGTACGGATTCATTTAAAGTAATTACACCATTTGAAGTAGTTAACCCTCCTATGTCTGATGAATTATCCATAAACCTAACCTGCTTACCTGAACTTCCTGATGCGCCTTTAATATTCGCAACTAATCTGTATTTTCTTCCACTTGTATAACTTAGTGTTTGTGCAACACCTGAAAAAGCACCACCTGTAACTGTTATTGTGGCTTGACCACCTGATATAGCTGCATTGTTTTTTGACCAATCTGAATCAGTAACAAAATTACCATTAGTAATAAGCTCCTGTCCAAAAGGTATTGCAGGTTTTATAGAATACAAGTAGTCCTCAGCATAAGCTGTGGGCGTGGTTATTATGGATGCTTTTTGTAGTAAACTCATTGTATATTCTCTAATAGTTGTATAGTCATTGTATTGTTCTCGTATATTTGCACTCTCCTGTTTAAATCAGAAGTCAAATACTCTACTATATAATCATCTCCCCAACTATTGGTTGTTGTTGCGTTCCCCCAATAACTGTCGCTGTATGCTTTTCCCCAATTTATCGTATTTGCCATTTAAATACTCTTTTAATTTAATTATATTTTTATTCTTTGGTTTGTATATCACAATACCCATCCGTTAAATGTAGCATCACTATCTGGATATACATCGCCTCCTGTGTTTTGATTATACTCAGGAAATAAATTACTGTTGTTATTGATGTAATCTAAAAATCTCTGTGTATAATACTCTGCTGTGTTTCTTGCTTTGTTTACTAAATAGTCTACTTCACTCTTAGAAACTGTTTCTGAGTTTTCTGATGACCCTTTGAATACGCCTCCTGCTTTAATTTTATATGCAGCATAAGGATAATACTCAGCTTGTGCATACCAGATTAACATAGGCTGTACATATTCATTTACTAAGGTTTCATAGTTTCCAGTAAGACCTGATCCTGCAATGTCTGCACCTATTTTGTCATATAATTTTGTTCCTAAGTAGTTTCTTATTTCGATTTGTTGCGCTACTTTAATAAATTGTATAAAAAGATCAGTATCGGTATTACCATCAATGATACTATTCTTGACTAAATCTGTTCTCGATATGAATAATACTGTTGCCATAATTATCTACTTATTCCTATTTTCTTAGCGTATGCTGTTGTATATCCACTATAAGGCATATCCTTTGGCTTAATTGCTACTTTTTTATCGTTCTTAGGAGCTATAAAACCTCGTCTTTTAGCCTCACTATCATATAGTTTTTTACCTAAACTCTTGTTACCATCTTTTCTAAGATACGTTCTACGAGACCAATAATGATGACATCTAGCTCCTCCCTTATATAACCATATCGAGTAGGTGTCTGATCCGTTTTTACCAAACCCTGCATTAACAGCTATTCTATCCATTGACTTAATATCCTCTTTACGATAAACCTTTCTTGCTGCTACCATTTTTTTACAGAACTCTCTTGATGTATTTTTAACTCTGTTTGGACTATAATAATATCTAACTAAAAATGTATATCCTAATAATTTACTTGCAGGTGTTTTTCCGTCTTGTTCACTTTCTCTATATGGTGTAGCCTTTCCTACTCTTGCTAATTTAATTTCGTTGTTTGTCTGTTCAATCAATTCATCCATTTCATCATCAAACTCATAATCAACATCTGATTCATCTACTAATTCAAAATCTTTTAAAAGTTCTTCTTCATCTTCTCCTAAGTCAATTAACTCTTGTGCGATATTGTCTCTAAAGTCATCTTCCTTACTTAATTTAACTCCAGTTTCTTCTTCTTTTGTTTCTTCATCTTGTACGTTTTCTAAGTCTACAAATTCAAGTGGCTGAAGCGTTTTAAAGTATAAATGCAGCGAGATATCGTTGTAGGCTAGTATTTTATCAAACGCATCAATTAAAAGCCCTTGAAAGCTCTTAATTACTAAGTTGTCAAACAATATAGATGCTGTCTTTAATTCGTCTGCGTTATTCCCAAGACCTGTATCATCTTTAATACCAAATAACATAGGACTTACAATTCTATGAGATACCATTATCTTTTTAGAACTCTCGTTGCTTAGGAACTCGTATTGTTGGTGTGCATCACTTAACTGTACAGGCTCTATACTTGCTGCTGTTTCTGGGTTGTCGTTAAATGCTAAAATAAATTTACCTGCATTACTTGAGCCACTAAACTTTTCGTAGATTCTTCTTTCTATCATTTCTCTTTGCTCAGGATCAGGAGTTCCATTATTGAAGTTGATTAACATACTTGGTGCAAGTCCGTTTAATATGTTGTTTAAATGGAAGTTGGATATCTCCTCCTCTAATTCAGCGTATTGTGTTCCACCTTGATAATCTACAGGACTATAATATTTAAAACCTGCTCTATAAGGCTTTATGTAAAGTATTTCTAATCCCTCTTTAGAAGTTCCAAATGCAGGTATTCTTTTTAATTCGTTTCCTCGCTTGTACTTTGCCCAATCACTAAAATAATAGTAAGCCTCTACTTCTCCTTTTTCATTGCACTTTTCAGCTCTTAATGTCTCAATAGGCATATGTTCTAGCTGTACAATCTTAGCTCTGTTTTTAGAATAGATAACTTGTACTGCACATTGACCCATTAATTTAAGATCATAGCATAATTTTCTTACACAATCATTGTTAAACAATGCTTTCATTTGTGCATACTCATTAGGCTTTTTGTTTGAGTTAGTAGCGTCTAATCCTTTACCAAAAATCATCTCACTAACACCATTTATAATAGCGTTATTTGTAGGACTTCCGTTGTATCTGTCTATTAGGTATTGAAAGTAGTTGTTATCTTCTCCATATTCAATGAAGTCTTTACCTCTTACCTCTTTTACTTGTGGAGAAGTATAAGTGCTTAAATTTACAATACTTAAATCTGATTTGTTTTTCATATTACAATATAATCATTATCATAGACATCGTTTCCTGTTGGTACTGTGTATTCTGCGTTGTTTACTGAATAACTTGAAATAGTTTGATTTGTACAAAAAACTTTATCCTTATATATTACATTACTTCCCTCTTTAAGAGTTAGATCATAAAATCTACCCTCTACAAGTACTGGACTTAATGCTTGTGATAACACTAAATAATTCTTGTCTGTTGTTGTGCTTATTGTGTATGTTGTTGAGGTGTTTGTTGAATCGTCTCTCAGTATCATACTCACACTTGATGCATAACTTCTTGGTATTACTTTTAATGTTTGAGCTGATGCAGATGTCGTTAAGTGTATCATACTTATATAACGTACAAACTTTAAATTTTGTGTATAAAAAAAGAGGAGTCCGAAAACTCCCCTTATAACAAAACTAATTTATGAAAACTTTTATAAATATAAGAAATTAATTTTAGTTAGGTGTTATTTGTGTTGCACTTGCATCTCCTGTTACTACAGAGCCTGTAATAAAGTAAGGTGGTGCAGTTTCTTGTGCTACCATTGTTAATGTAAATCCACTAAGATCTCCCATAGCAGCTCCACTTACAATCGTTCCTCCTGTTACCTCAGCTCCGTGTTCTAAGCCTACAACAAAGTAATTACCATTATAATCTTCTACAAAAACGTGAGGTCTTGCGTGTGCGATTAATTTTAGTTCTTCTTGTGTAAGTTTGTCTAGGAACGTAAGTGTTAAGTTTAATGTGGTTTCATAGAAAGTAGTACCATTTTCTCTTGAGCTATTGATTGCAGTTTCTAAAGATGAATTACCTTTAATATCAAACTGAAATAAAGCAGGATTTCCTGCTAAAGCAGTAACCTCTCCTGTAGCAATCGTGGCAGCACCGAGAGTACCGTAATCAGCAAAGTAAACAGTTTTTAAACCACCTACCCCTGATTTACAAGGTAACTTTCTTCCTGTTGTTAATATACAAGCCATAATTTATTGGTATTAAAAAAGGGTAGGTAGATTAATACCCACCCCTTTATATGTTAGTTAAAATATTAAGAATAAAGAACTACATCAGCACCAACACCAATTTGGCATCCTGCTGTATATCTCATTACTACTCTTACGTTCTGTGATCCATCGATATCTGACATATCAATTACTTTTACTTCGTTTCTATCGTTTAATAGACCTGTTCCGAAGAATAAGTTACTTGATCTTGCAGCCATTGCATTGTTATCTGCTAAACCAGATGTTGGATAAATTTTGATACCATCAAAGAATAAACCTCCTAATGATTGGTTGTTACCTTTGTTGTCGTATCCATTAGCTCCTAAACCTGCTGCACCAAAACCACCTAAAGCTCTAATGTAAGCTCTATAAATGTTTTGTGATACATAAATGATAAGGTCATCTGCTCCGTAAACTGAACTTGGAATAGCATCTACAATTGCTCCTAATTGAGCAACTACGTTTGCAGAAGTTACAGTTGCTTTTGCAACATCTACTACAGTTCCATCAGCAGCAGCTAAAGTTTTTAAGCCATCGAAGTTACCCTCTCCTGCTGCACCTGCCCATATAGAAGTCTCTGTAGCACTTGCTACCTCAGCAGCTACTCTTGCGATAACGAAATCAGAGAATAGTGGAGGTAAGTTGTCAAACGCACTAAAGCCCATTTGAGCAGCTTCCCAATCAGCGTGTAATTCTTTTTTACAAATCTGTAGGTTTACCTGTAATTCAGTTGGTGTTAATACTTTTTCAGTAAGTGTAAGACCTGAAGTCGTTGCATCGAAGTCACAGTCAGCACTTCTTACTAAATTTGAGAAAGCCCCTACTTTCATAGCAGCTTTGTACTTAATGTTTGGCATAATAGTTATCGCAGCATCATCTAAGGTTTTTGCTGTCAATAAAGATGCAGCAATATACTTCCCTGCAAATTCCCCTGCATAACTACTTGCTGTAATTGTTGGATTTGGCATTTTTTAAATTTTAATTGTTGGTTAATTTTTTCATTACTCTATCTAAAGCAGTTTCAGGTCTGTTTTGTCCAAAATTTACTTTAAATTCTTGTTTAGCTTCTGGGTTGTGAGTGATTGGCTCAGTTGCAGGAGTTTCGCTAAGTTCTTGTTTTACTTGCTCCTCTACTTCAGCCATTTCTTCTTTCACTTCCTTAAGCTCATTAATCATACCCTTGATCTCCTCAACGGCAGAGTTAAATTCTTCTTTTGATACATATTCAGCCTCTACTACTTCTTCTTCTTGAGCTTCTTCTTCAGATTCCTCTGCTTCTGCTGACTTAATCTCTCCGATGATTCCCTCCTCGCTTACTACGAGCATTTGACCATCTTCCATTTGATATTCGCCTACAGGTACTGCTACTCTTTCATCTTCAGTAACAATAAAGATTTCGTTTCCTGCTTCAAAAGCCTCAGCTTCTAATACTGTACCATTTTCAAGTGTAGCTTGTGCTAACTCGACTTTCTCTTGTGATTCTTCTAATTGAGTTTCTTCAACTTGAGTTTCCTCTTGCTCAATTTTTTCCTCTCCTAAGAAAGTTTTGATTTTGTTTAAGATTTCTGTTGATTTCATATTACTATAACGTGTTAAAATTTATATTTGCATTTTTACTATTTTACTAATTCTCTGTAATCGTTGTTAGATCGTTTCATTAGCTCTGTCGCAACTCTATAATCACTTTCAATTTTTTGTGGCATATCTACGCCTAAATCTGAAACTGCTTTTCTAAGTTCTTGATATTCTTTATCTAAATCTGAAAAATCATTAACAAGATTTACATATTTTTTTCTTGCAGATTCTCTTGCATTTACTATACTAACAATATCTGATGTAAAGTTCTGCCTAGATTTATCAACAGTTTTAATTTTTGCTTTAAAATCTTTAATGTTTGCTAACTCTACCTTTTCTGTAGATAATTCTTGTTTGTTTATTTCGACTATCTTAGCCATTGCTTTTTTACTCATAACTTATATTTTACCGATTCCTTGATTTATTATATTACCCTTACAGCACTTTACTGAATAGGTTTCATCTTTACATAAACAACCTCTACGTCCTCCTTTAGGACTTGTCTTACTTGGTGTTTCAAATTTTTTCATATTAGTTTATGTTCTTTAAAGCCTGTACAGTTTTTTGTGCTTTTTTTACAGATTCTTTTAGTCTTTGCTCGTAATTGTCTAAATCTTCTAACAAGCCAAAAGTATTTCTGTTTACTCCTAAATCAGATATAGCTTTTTCTGCTTTAGATTTTACAGATAACAGTCTCTTAAGAACACTCTCTACAGAAGATTGATATTTAACAAAAGCTAATTCAGCCTTTACAACTAGACTAAAATTGTCGTCAAAATCTTGTTCAGAATCAACTGCATCACTTATTATTTTTTTTACATCATTAGCTATGTTTAATTCTACTCTCTCTTTGCTAAATAGCATTTTACTAATTCTTTTACTCATCTTCCTTGTCCTTTATATGGTTTTTTATATTTATTTTGTCCTACACTCGCATTTTTGCTGTGTGGATGTGATTTTCTTTTTGGTTTAATGTAAACACTAACTATTTTTCTCGCCATCTCTAATAATGCCTCTAATAACAGATAGTTTTTCTTCTGCTTCTTCTTCAAAGTCGTTTACTGGCTCTTTAGGTCTTTCCATCTTGTCTGCAAAGTAACCCTCAATACTAAAACCTTTAACTTTACCTGTTTTTACAAAGTTGTTCCAGATTTCATCGTTGTTTACCTTAACAGCACCCATCCAAGTACCAATAGGAAGATTCAGTCCATATTTTACTGACTTATCGTGTACTTTATCTTCTACTAACCAAGATTCTACTAATGTTAGTCCATTAATCGTATGTTGATGTTCTAAAGTAGCTTTTGATTGATTTCCATTCATTAAATAAAGCTGTGATGCTTTCTCTACTGTTTGTTTAGAGAAATATATGTAATATTCTTCTTCTCCTTTTCTACGATAGATAGGTTTGTTAGGAACAAGTAATGCACCCATAAGAATACGCTTATCTTTATCTACTTCAGCAAGTTTTATCTCCTCGCTTTTTAGTGCTATAAAATCTTCTTCTATTGCAGGGTTTTCTACTACTGAGATAGCCTCAATACCTGTAAGCTCATCATCTCCCAAAATTAATTCAACTATTCTCATATATGTATAACGTATTAATTTATTTTTTTGTTTATCCTAAACTTGCACTTGTTACAATATTTCTGTCAAGCTGTTGTGCTGTACTTACGTCTCCAGAAACTACAAATGCTCTTGGTGGAGGTTGATTGCCTAACAACTCTGCTAATTGATTTGTGCCACTTGCCCCTACTGTATTAAATTGTGGAGGTAATGATGGTGTAGTTGCTGCAGGAATAGCAGGTGTAGATTCGCCCCCTGTTGATCTTGCACCTAATGATGCAGGTGGTTTAGGCGATTTAGATGATGCTATCTTTTTCACATTAGCTATCCCTCCTGCAATAACTGCTGCTGCACCTATAAAACCAAACATACCACCCTGAGCTAATGCTTTGTTTGCACCTGCATAAGTATCCTGGATTGCTTGTACTATTGCAATAGCTTTACCAAACTTTGAGTTTTGTCCTACAATACTTGCTATATTACCTAAGGTTTGTTTAAGTTGTCCCTCTTTTGATTTACCTAAATCCTTATCTAGTTTTACTTGTTGTTGGTCAGACGCTTGTTGAAAATCAAGTAATTCATTGTTTGCGTCTATAAATGCTTGTGTACCTTTTTCGTAAGAATCTCTCTTTATTTTTAATCTTTTTTCCTCTACTTCTCTTTCTATCTCAAGATTATCAATCATCATTTGTATTCTTTTAACTTCGTTTTGCTCCATTTCAGCATTAAAGTTTCTCTGCTCGGTTTGTCTTAATGCAGTAGCTTCATCATTAGACAGATCTAATTCCATTTTCTCTTTTAATAGTGCAACTCTATTAGATTCTTGTTCTGACATAAAACCCTCTATTTGAGCTTCTATTGCTTTCTTTTCGTTTCTTGCTTCTAAGAGTGCTAACCTATCTTCTTCTAAACCACTAAGTTTAAATTGCAGCTCTGCTTGTTGAATCATCAAATCAGCATTGGCTAACATAGATGTTTCTTGTTCTTTAAGTGTTGCTTTTAAATTATCATTTGCTGCTATTCTATCATCAATACTTTTTAAATCATTGTCTCTTATTTGTCTTTGTTGTTCAGCTTGTCTATCGTATTGCTCTATCAAACCTTGATTTACTATTCTTGCTTCATTGGCTGCTTTTTTCAGTTGTTCGTTAGCCTTTACATTTTCTGAGATTGCCTTAACATTAATTTTACTAACCCCATCTACTACTTGTGATGAAATCTCTGAAATTTCATTAATTGCTTCTCCAAAATCTTTTACTATGTTTCCTCCTGCTTCTATTGTTTCAGTACCTATCTCTATAACATTATCTTTTATGTCGCTGAGTTCCTGTTTTAGTTCTGCAATTCTTTCAGGATCATTGCCACCAAACCAAGATTGCTCCCAAGCTAACTGCGCACCAACTATAGCTGCTTTTATACCATTGAATGTTAATTTAATAGGACTTAATGCTATTGTCATTATATTTTGTGCCACCCTACCTAAAGCATCAAAGTTTTCTGTAGCTGATGAAACATTTTCATAGACAGTAACAAGCACATTTCCTACTTCAGTAAATACTTGTGAGATTGTCCCTGTAACTACTGCTACAGCATCCATTACTTGTTGATTTTTAGATAATGCTGCTGCTAAAGCACCAAACAACGCTACTACTGCACCAATACCTGCTGCTTTAAATGCAGTACCAATACCTTTTACACCTTTGCTTAATGTACTTAAACCCTTTTCTGATTTTTTAGCTGTTTTACCTGTATCCTCTAAAGTTTCGTTAGTTTTTTCTAATCCTTTATTTACTTTTTTAATATCTTTCTCAGCATTGCCAGAATCTACTTTTAATTCTATTTTTACTTCTTTTGCCATATTTGTTTTTTAAAATCGTTATATGCTTCTTTTATGCTTTCTGGGTGTTTGTATTTACCCTTAGCTATTTCTATGTTTTCTGTTTCGCCTTTTGCATAAGGCAATAAGTCTAATATATTTTTTATCATTATGTTAATACGCTATTTGTATAAGTTGCTTTTTTAACTATCAATTCTAATTCTGATTTGCCTGTTGTTAAATCTGTTTGTATTGAGTTGATGTAATACTCTTGTGCATTAATAACTATTATATCGTTTACAGTATAGTTTAAAACAAAACTTACAGGTAGATTAGCTGATACTTTTATTATCCTACCATTTTGATTAAATGTTTGCACAATATATTGCTCATAAAATCTTTTAAACAAACTGTTCGTATTTACGTCTGCATTGAACTCGTCATATTCTGCTCCAAAGTTAAGCGTGTGATTTTCATCACTTGAAACATTTGAGGGAGCATTGTAAGCTGTTAAATTTAAAGTAGTTATAGTATAACTGCTAGAATCTACAACTCTATTAAAAAAGATATACGGTTTACCTAATGCTGTCTTACCATCATTGTCTACCCACCAACCTATAATGTTTCCTGTTGTTACACCTGCGCTTGTTTGTTGATTAATTAATACACTTCTTTCAAAAGGCACGTCTTGATTAAATGCTTGACCATCATACTTTTCAGGTGCAGAATATTTAAGATCTCCAAATACTTGACTAAATTGATTTACAAATCTTAGACTTGTTTGTGTTACAGGGTCAGAGTATTTAAAATTAACTTGATTAAAAGGTACAGGTCTATCTATTGCGCTTTGGCTAATATCAATATATTTAGTTATGTCTCTAGATGTTCCAAGCGTCATATAATCATCAAACGTTTGAACATAAATTGTGCTGCTATTTTTTTTAGTATAAGCTACTAAATTAAACATCTTAAATAAGCCTGTTAGAAAGTCTAAAACTTTCATCTTAGGTATATAGTCTTGTATAAAAATATTAGAGCCTAAACTAAATGCAGAATTGCTATAGTTGTGTATTGTTGACCCATCTTTTGTTATTACTAAACCTGCTGATAATGCACCAAAATTTACAGTTGATTGACAGTTAATTCTAAACTCTATATCGTAAGTTCTTGAATCTAAATTGCCACTTGTTAAATTCATTAAAGGTACTGACAGATTTATGCTACTATTAAAAGATACATTTTCTTTGTAAAATAATAGTTCGTTTGTCGGTTTGTCTTTAATTATTATTTCTCCTGTATTGTTAGATATACTAGGGTCAACCACTAATCTTAAAGAATAACTTTCTCCACTATTTACGACAAGTTTGTTTGCTGTTAGTACATCCCCATCTCCTGAACTATATGTAAAATCTGCAAATGTTAGTTTTTTAGATTTAGTTGCAGTATCTACACCAAATGTAGGAGGATCAGTTTCAGGTGCAGAGATAGGAGATTTCTCTCTGTGTAACCACATATACAACTCATCAAACATATCACTACCAAAAAATGTTTTTATACTACCCTCATCAGCCATATTGAATGTTATATCATATTGAGTTTGTATAGCCTCAATTATACGTTTTAGTTTTATAGCAGGTTTTAAGTCTGGCTGTAATACAGGAAAGTTTACATTATGTAATTGATTTGTACTGCCTGTGTTGTAAGTGTAAAAATTTTCTAAGAGTATTAAGGGAACTACAACATTACGATTAGCTGTACTTGTTGCATCAACTCCTGTACTTTGTAACCCTACTTTAAATGCTTGTAAGAAATCGCTGTTAGAGTAGTTTATATCGTATGTTGTTAAAGGATTAAGAGAGTTTAAATCCTCATCTCCAAATATATCTTTAATATCACTTGGTTTACCAAAGAATACAACTTTATAAGTATGAGGTAAATTATCTTTCATACTTACTCCATCCAATCTTATTTGACCTGTCTTAAATGGAACGTGGTTTATTTCGATTCTTGCATCTACTCTAAATCTTGCATCAAACCCTCCTTGTATATCAAAGTTATAATAGTGTTTAAATAGTTTGTTGTTTACTGTTGAAGCAGGTAAGTTAAATTGTTTTGAGAAAGGTGTAAAGACCTTACTTATGTCTTGAACATTTTGTATAGAATCTGTGATACTAATTGTCTCATCTTGGAATAAGTCAACTCGAGTATCTTGTATATATAATTGTACTTCACGCCTCATACTATGTTATTGATAATATCGTTAGCATCCTCTACATCCATTGTGTATTGAATTAACTTATCGTTTAATGATGTCTTTTTAGTTAATGAACTTGTTACAACTGTTACAGGGTGCAATACACCACCTACAAATATCCACACATATTCACTTAACATAATATCTTCTATAACTGCATTGTAAGCCTCAGCTATGTAATCTGTGTTAAGTGTAAAACGCTTTTTACCTGTTTTGTTAAAGGTTTGTGTTTGATGGCTTTTAGTATCATAGTTAGATGATGAATAAGTAAATATGTTTTTCTTAAATGTTTCGCTTTTAGTGTTTACACTTTCTACTGACTTTAAAAAGAAATACTGATCTTGTGGTATGCCATTTTTATTTATAAATCTCATCTTTATAGGAGTGTACTTAGCACTACATACTCTTTGTATTGTCCAGGTGTAGTTTCCTGATGTTGCAGCTACGCTTGTTGCTGAGGTGCTTATTGTAGCTTTAGTTGCTGTACCTGAATTCATATCCCAAGCAAACCCTGCTGTATTTTCTGGTAAGTATATAATTCTTGATTCCCCTGTGTTTGTTAATTCGTAATCATCAGGATCAAAGTCTTGATTGACACCACTCCAAAACTCTGAATATCCATAATAACCTGTATGTGTTACTGCACTCTGAGCTGTGCCTGTACCTCCACCATCTACTGCTGTATAAGTTGTAATAACGTAAGATATAGCTACTGTATCTATTGTGCCACCTGTTGTACCTCCATAAGTTGCAGCATAATAATCTTTAGCTAATGTAGCTATTTCAAATACTGTTCTATTAGATGTAGCGTTTTTAAGTATCGTATAACGCAATGTACCATCTATCGTTAGCGCTATCTGTGCAGATAAATGACTTCCTGTGGTAACTGTTACAAAATACGGACTTCTTAATAATATGTTTGCCATTATATTGCTTTTTCTATATCAATTCCAAATTTCTTTTGTAGTTCTTCTGGTAGTCTTTCAAAACCTTTTTCAAATGGTTTAGTAAAAAACATACTTGGTTTTATACCATACATAAATACACTTCTTGCTATAAGGTATTGCATACTTTTACGTTTTATAAACCTACCCTTTTTATCCCTTACACCATCTAAACCTTTTCTTACAACCCATTGACTAAAAGCTGAGGCAGGAGGCATTTTAGATTTATAACTAAAAGGTGTATTGTATTTTGTTTTCTTACCACTTACACCTAAGTCTTGAAATTGACCATAATCCTCCATCTCAAAAACAACACTCATAGAATCTTGTGTTACGTTGATGTCATAATCTAAGCTATTATAGAGCTTCTTAGAGCTGTTTTTTTTACTTCTAGTTAAATTACTCTTAGCTTGTTGTATAACGTACTTAGCAAAGGTGTTTAAGGCTTTCTTAGTTTCTTTTAACTGCATACGTTTATATCATTACTTATTAATACATTAAACGTACAAGCTACACCTGCCATTCTATTTTCAAATCTTTCATAAAAGAACTCACAAGAAGCATCTCCCTCTAGTTGGTATTTGTTTTGGTATAATGTTCCTTTACTTAAAAGACCTACTAGTTTGTTGACTACAGCTAATTGTGTGTTTAAGATATCTTGTTCGTTGTTGTTACCTACAAAGATGTCTGTTGTTTCTTCTTTTGACTGATCTACAATATCCATAGACATTACTGTAATATTGAAGTTGAGGACTTGTTCTTGTATTGTTACGTTGTTTACTATTATATGGCTTAAAGGAAAGATTGTTTGTTTAGTTAAGTCTATGTCAAATATATCGCCTGTTGTTACAGTATTGACATTCTCATCATTTAAGAGATTAGTCTTAATAGTGTCTGTGATTTGGTAATAGCCTCTTACTCCTTGATTCATCGGTTAAATTTACTTTTCATTTGTTTTGATTCTGCCTCTGCTTTGTCTTTCATAAAACTTAAAGCATAAAGACAGGCGTGTATGTTTAGTTTAGTGATATCTTCAAATCTTGTAATATCTCCTTGAGAGAGGCTGAAAAGAGATTGATACCATCCCCACTTTCTTCCAAAATTTGCTGTCGCATTATGTCCTTCTCCTCCTGCTCCAAATAATTCATCATAACTTGAGACAAGTCCATCCCTAAATGATAAAAAAAAAGTATGGAACTTAATACAGCATCCATTGGCATATCTTTCATCATATCACTTTCTGTGCCTGTATAATCTTCTATCAAATACTTTTCTTGATACTTTTGTTTAATAGGTCTGTATAAAACACCCATTGCTCTATGTAGATTATCACTATCTCCTATGTAAGTATCTAAGTCTATGTATTCTCCAAATGACATATCTTCTAGCTTAGGTATAAATCCATAAGTTTTGCCATACATTTTAAACTCTTTTACAAGCTGAGGCTTTTCTGTAAACATATTAGATAGTACTGTTGTAATATCTTTTATGCTTTTAGCTTTCATAGCTAGTATTGTATCGCCTTTTAGTCCACAAAATATTTCTATCATTTTAATAGCTAAAAAGTTCTCATCTTCGTTCTCAGATTGTATCTTTAAATACTTTTGATATTGACCTAAAGTGATTTCACTTAAAGTGTCTGGAATATAAACCTCTACTTTCATATATATATAACGTAATAAAAAAAAGTTTTAGAAACTATCTAATTGCGTATTGTCCTCTGTTTGGATTCTTTAGTTGCATCATTAAAGCGTATCGAGCTGCATCAATACAATCAGGATGTACTCCTGTAGGTTTTTGTAGATTATTACCCTCTTTGTCTTTATCCCAAACATAACCTTGTAGTTCTCTAATAAGATTCTTAGAACTTGATGTTACATAAATTTCATTCTGGTTGATTAGGTTGATACCGTAGACTATAGAATCTCTACCCTTTGATACAGGAAATACTTTATGCCCATAGTTCCTCAGCTCCTGGATAGATTTAGGCTCTGCACTATCTGCGTATATATGTTCTCGTATCTCTTTCTGTTTAATGAAATAGCTGAGGTCTCTATTTAACATTCCTTTACGATATAATACCTCATCAAAGATATAAGCATCATTCCATTTATATAGTCTTATAATTGTTGAGGGATCTACAGAATAACCAAAGTCAAGTCCTGAGCAAAGTAATCTTGCTTCATTAGGAATATTATCTATAGGTTTCCAATCAGGAATACATACACCCTCTAAACTACCTATCTGTCCTAGTCCGTACACTTTCCACCAATTAGCCCAATATGTTGAGGTCTTACCTTTCTCTCTTGCTTTCTCTATTTCTTTAACTATAGATTCTGGTAAGCTGTCGTTGTCTTTGTATGTTAAGGTTATGAAGTTCGCATCTTGCTGTCCTATTAGTTCTTTGTCTACCCAAAATAAATTAGCAGGATTGTAGTCAAGCCATATTTTACCAGATGTTCTAACTGCTAATTGTTGGTAAGAATCAAAGCTAACATTGTTACACTCGTTTATAAATAAGTCTGTTCTCCTTGCACCTCTTAGTTTGTCTGGTTGGTCTGTACTAAAGAACTCTATATAGCTACCATTACTGAATTCGTATTTTAAGGTACTCTTATTGAACTTTCTATCATCATACCTATTCAATCCCTTTAAGATGTTTAAGAAGTCTTTTAAAGCACCTCTACGCAGGTGTGGTACTGATTCAGCTACTATGCTTATTTCTTTTCCCTTGTTGCGAATTGCATAGTCTATAAGAATTGCTATGATTGCTATTGTTTTACCTGCTGATGATCCTCCTCTAATTATACGAACTCGTTTCTCAAGTTCTCTAAGTCTTTGTAGTGCTGAGGTTTTTGTTACTTGCATTTAATCTTTTATAAAGCATACCCAATGAGTATTCATTCTCTTTCCTGATTTGTGTCCATATAAAGGTTTATGTTTTGTTAATTTTAAAACATCTTTTATAGGTATTTGTACCTCACTCCATTTAAAGATTAAAGTACCGTTTGGCTTTAAAACTCTAAAGCATTCTTTAAAACCTTTTCTTATTATATCTCGCCATCCATCTTTTAATATACCATATCTTTTAGTTAAATCGCCTGTAATTGCTTTTCGTGTAATATGTGGAGGGTCAAAGACTATATGCCAAAAAGAATTGTCAGGCTGTTTAATATTAGTAAAATCTCCTACTATATCAGGTTTAATTTTTATAACACCTCCATTAGGATATGCAGCATTAGCTTTTAAATTATATTCTTTATTTCTTTTGTCAAGGTATAAAGCTCTTTTGTCGTTTTTATCAAACCACATAGCTCTTGATCCACAACAAACATCTAATACTTTTTTCATTAATCAATAAATAAAGGTACATCTTCGTTTATATGAATGTCCTTTGTTTCTTTTGGTTTACCTGCTACGTAGTTGTAGTAGAGCTGTACATATTTAAAGTCGCCTTTCTCTAAACCCTTTTTAAGAGCTTCAAATGCTAAAGGCTCTAAAGGAGTTAGCTTTTCTACTAACTTTATCTCCTCAGCTTTAGGCTTTCTACCAGATCCATTTCTTTTACCTCCGTGTGTACTCATCTTGAAAAAACTTGATTAATCAAATATATAACGTAATAATTTAAAATTTTACAAACCACAATATCCAGAATCACAATCATTAAAATCATCGTCAAAAAAATCTAATTGTTTAAATGCTTTTCTTATTTCTTCGTAAGTTGAACCTTGTCCTGCTTTCCAGCTTGCACTTTTGCCAAAATCTTTAATTGCTAATTTTTCTTTTTCAACAAACCAATTGAATTTATTTGGGTGCTTTACACTCATATGTTTTAATAAGGCTGCGTTTCTGTGAAAACAACCTACACAATTATTTAAATAAGCAAATCGTACAGGTTTATCTTCCCAATATTTCTCAATGGTATCTTTAAAAATTTTATCTTCAATTAATGGAAATTTAGGTATTTGATAAGGTATGCTTTTCCATTTATTGTTACCGTTTTTATGTTTACCAACAATTATTTTTTGTTCCATTATACCATCAGCATTTAATCTTGCAATCATATTATTTGCTCGTCTCACTTCATTTACTCTAAACCCTATCCTTGTCTCTACAACTTCCCTAATATTTTTTACAATAAATTTTGCCATAGGTATTATTTTCATTTCAACGGTACATATTCTTCTCATAACATTGGGAACATAGTGTTTTGTTTCTCCATTTTTTTTATGTCGAATTGTTAAGTCATCAAAATCGAATTCATTTAACCAAGTTATTTCTTTCCCAATATATTGTTCTAAATCTAACATTGTATGAATTATTGCATCTTCTTCTAATGTTCCTATAAATTCACGCCCTATTTTATCGCTAACTATTTGTCGTAGTTTTTTATCAGGATATAAACAATTTTTGTCACTTGTTGTGACTAAACAAAATAAGTTATAATCAGCAGGGTAATGTGCAGCTATATATGCTGAGGTTTTGCCACCACTAATTGAGTTTACTGTTTTCATATTTTCGACAAGATTACTAATACTAAAAATAAAACGATACAAACCATAATACTATTTATAGCAAAGGCTTCTGTTCTTTCTTTATTGTTCATCTTTCTCTAATTGTTTCTTAATTACCTCAACACTCATA